GAAGATACGGTTTTACCTGAATTGGATGATAATGGTAAAGTATTAAAAATACCTGTTATATATGGTAATTCCGAAAGATGGAAAGGTGCAAGAAGAGATGGAATTTTTAGAGATAATAAGGGTAAAATTCAATTACCTCTATTAATGATAAGAAGAACGTCTATAACCAAAGATGAAACAATGGCAATGCCAAATAGGCATGTATCATATCAAGGTGTTACAAAATATTCAAAAGATAATAGATACGATAGATTTAATCTTTTAGGAAAATCGGTAACTCCAAAATATGAAATTTACAAAATAACAATGCCAGATTATGTTGAAGTAAACTATGATTGTATGTGTTGGACTTCCTATACCGAACAATTAAATCAGGTAATTGAACAATTAAATTTTGCATCAACATATTGGGGAGATAAAGAAAAGTTCAAATTTAGAACATCGGTTGGTGAATTTAATGTTGTAAACGAAGTAGGAGAAGGAACCGAAAGAATTAATAGAGTTGAGTTTTCATTAAATGTTAAAGCATATTTACTTCCTGAAAAATTTGACGGAGAAAATACTATTAAAAAATCAATGTCTACAAAAAGAGTAGTCGTTGCAACCGAAACGGATGTAACTGCAAATGGTAGATTGGAAGGATTGCTTACAACACCATCACCATATTATGACAACAAAGATTTAATTGATTTTTTATCTTTGAATAATAGTAAATCAAAAAAAATAATTAGTGGTGATATTAATACTGAATATCCTGGTAAAGTAGGAAAACAAACAATTACATTTTCAGGAATTAAATTAATAAAAACACCTCCACAATTAACATCCGTTGTTAGTGGTGGCATAACTATTGTGGACGAAACCTATGATGTTAAAGTTTATATAAATGGTGTTAGATATTATCAAACATCACATTTTACAGTTTCATTGGGACTTTATATACATTTTGATTCAACATTGTTAGGGTTTAATATTTCCAATGGAGATGAGATAGTAATAACTGGTAAATTTATTGATATTGTATAATGAAAAGAAGTTTATTAGATATAACTCAAAAAATAAGTAGAAAAGTTGGACATGCAATATTGGTTCCAAAGGATTTAACAAACTCTACTTATTGGATTTTTGAAGCATCAGGTTGGAGACTTGTAGATATATTGAGAGAAATAGAATATAGACCAACGCAAGATAGATTAAGAGTTTATTTTAACACACAGGTTATTGTCGCAGATGATTATATAATTGAACAAGGTGTAAACGGGTTGTTAATAAAATTTATAAAAGCAAGATTTGAATTTTATACTTTACATCAAACTGAAATGGATGAAATTGATTATATAGAAATAAAAGGAGATATAGAACAATATGCTTAAACAATTTAATTCAAATAATAGAAAAGTAACCAGAGCAGTTCCTAAAAATATAAAAGGAAACACTTTGGATAATGATGCTTATATTGCATATTTACAAAGTATTGCAGACGCAGAATATGCTGAACACAATACGGAGATACAAAAAACTACTTCTAGAGTTCGTTCTAATCCAAACCCAACAAAACTTATAAATAATAAATCAACCATCTCAAATTTTTACAAAGAAATATTAGAATATAGTGCAAGATATGTTAAGAGAAGTGTTGATTCGTTTAGTAATGATGGATTTGGTACTTTGACAATATTAAATGCCGAATTAGATTATGGAACCGAAGGTGCATCTGCAGACAATTTTGAATTATTAGTATATGGATTAAATATACCAGGAGATTATAGTGTGAAAGAAGTCGGCAACAATGTGGTGATTACATTAAATGATGAATATATTGATTTTGACAATGTAACATTAAATGATGTTTATGTTATAGGTAAATTCAAATAAAGATATTTATAGGATATGGCAAACTTAATAAGATTAAAACAAATAGAAAGTTCTTCTTTCTTAGAAGCTGCGGGAGCAGTAGGACAAGATTTTTCACAATCGGTAATTAATATTGTTACAAGTGAAGTACAAGGATTATTGCCTGATGGTGTAATATCTGGTTCTACACAATTAGACGGAACTACTATTAAGAATCTTACAATTGGAACCACAAATGCAGATGGATATTCATTAGTAATTAGTGGAGCTATGGCAGTGGTAAACGCAACCGGTTTGACTGGAAGTGTTGATGGTGATTTGGATATAACTGTTCCTGGACAAATATACTTAGTGTCAGGAAGTGTTCCACCAACTGACCCATTTGTAAGTGGAAGTGAACAATCAAATATAATTGACCAGGGAGAGTGGTAAAGGACAAAACTTTTATATTTATACATTGAATAACTACATTAAAGGAGAATAACCAAAATACATGGCACAAATTATTAAACATAGAAGGGGTAGTTTAGAAGCCCTATCAGCAATTACTTCATCACTTCAAAAGGGTGAAATAATTATATCATCAGGTTCTTCAAACATAACTTCAACAAACGGTTCTTCAATTGTATTTGCCGTTACTGAAAGTGGTTCAGTACAAGCTGCAAATAGAATTATAAGAGGTACTGGTATTCCAAATGTATTTAGTAGTTCTATATACAATGGAATGGTTGATGGTGTTCCTTACTATGCAAGTGGAAGTTCAACACTTTATTTATTAGGTTCTGATGGAAACGAAGCTATTAACTTAGTAGGTAACATCCAACCTTATTCAGCATCAGCAGCACAAGCATTGACAAGTTTAAGTCAATCCGTATACGCTGGTAATATTTTTCAATTAACTGGTTCGGCATATAATACAATAAATAACTTAGAAATTACAGGTGGTATTGCAGTAAGTGGAACAATCAACGCAGATAATATGACTGTTGGAATTCCATCTTCAAATCAATGGCAAAGTAACTTGAGTGGTTCTTATTTTAATAACTTTACTTCTGAAACAAATGTATCTGAAATATTAAGATTTGTTGCAGGGTTGTTATCAGCGTCAGCACCGGATGCTTCTCCAAATACAAAAACATATAGTACATATACGGATGCGGCAACAAACACAACAACAGGAACTGCATTAACAGGTAGAATTCCACAAACATCTACCAATACAACAATTACTTATTTAGCAAGTAAAGGATTTGCAACCGCAGGTTCTACTATTTTTACCGGAATTACACCAATATACACACAAGATACTTATCAAGTTAGTTATACATCAACTGCAGCAGGTTCTACGATAGTAAGTTCATCTGCAGATGCACAATTATTTGGATTGGGTTTAATGAGTAATGGTACACCAACAAATTTCAAAGTAAGTGGTTCATTTATTCATAGATTCAAAGATAATAGTGCAAGAACGGATACAGAAACATCATCGTCTCAGGTAGTCTTAACTCAAACAGGAGCAGGTACTACGGCGGGCGTGACTTTGGCAAAAATAAATACCGCTAATATTGCAGTAATTCCTCCAGCATATCAAGATGGAAAGTTTGCATCAATATTACCTCAAAAAATATATGTAACAGGTTCAACTTCTACTGTAAACGTAGCTGGATATTATGATGTAACTGCATCGATTATGATTGCAAGCGGTTCATCTGCATATACAACACCAATAGTAGTTAGTGAAGGTATATTCTACGCACCATTAACTCAAATAGCAACAAATATTCCGGTTCAAACATCGGCAACAGGTAGCACTACATTAGCATATGTATCGGCAACATCTCGTTCATTGAGTGGAGCACCTTATTTATTAACTTCGACTTACACAATATCATCATCAGTTACTAACCTATTTAACCCACTATTCTATGCCGGAACAATTGCTTCAATCGGATTGACTGGTACGGGTATAGCAACAACATCGGGTGTAAGTTCAGTTACAACATCAGGAGGAACAATAGGAACTGCAAATGGTGTATGGGATACTACAAATACAACAGTAAGAGCTACTTCTACAATTCCATTTGAAACGGATGTAGTTAGATTAAACGGATTATATACATTTGGTGGAACTGCAAACATTACAAATATAGGCCAATCATCAAACACTCCATTAACTTGGACTGCAACAATGAACGGACAAAATTATAATAATGGTACTGCAGTTTCAAAAGTAAATACATTTAATTATCATAACGCAGGAGATTTTGGACAACCAGTATCTTCGGGTTCATTAGCATACTATACAAGAGCACAAGGAGCAGATACCGGAACGGCATTGGTTGAATCATTCACAGGAGAAAATAATAGAATTCAATTAGCAGATAACGTATTGGCATTTGGTGGAACGGCCTGGACTACAACATTTGGATTATATACATTGGGAGCAAATGACCTTCAAGTTAAACCTGGATATTTAGTAAAACCTGGTGGAACTTATGGATATTGGTTAGGAAACCCTTCCGGAGTATCTGATTACAAATATTATATCAGAAAATTCACAACTTCAGGAACCAAAACTTCAATGACCCTTAATATGGGTAAAGCATTGGTGAATTGGGGAGCAACAACAAATGATTCAGTAGCAGCAGCTATTTTATTTGAATCATCTGGAACAGGAGTATACGGAGCAGGTAATGCTAGATTATATGACCCATCGGATTTATTGACAAACTTTGTTGCAAGTAAAACGGCAAATTCAGATGGCCAAAATCCATTTGGTTCAAATTTCCAATTATATGGTAATACGGGTGGTTCGTTGGCAACTACAACTTATACTATTCCATTAAGAAGTGCAGATGGTATGTTATTAAACGCAACTTATACTAACATATATGTAATCGTAAGATACAAAGGAGACCCAGCACCAGTTACTTCAATAACAACAACATTTAGTTAAAATATAGAATAAGAAATGGCAGCAATAGATAATACCAAAAAATCCGCACGATTACTCGCTAGTAG